GAGTCAAGCAGTGGAGGAGCCTGACCTTGATATACTAGCGACAGCGACTAAGACGCAAGTGTGGCAAGCTCTGGCGGATCAGTTGGACGATGAGGGTATTGTGAGGTCGTTCATGAGCGATGAGCAGTATGGGCTGACATCTGTGGCTGAGATAGCCGGGTTCCTTGCCGAAGATAGGACGAACAAGTTCGAGTATGTGAACGACTTGTACGATTGTGATGACTTCTCGTACAGGCTTATGGGGAACCTGAGTGTTGGAAAGGCTGCCCGTCTCGCCCTTGGTATTATGTGGGTGGTCATGGGGGATGGGCAGGGTCATGCGTTGAACGTGTTTGTCGATGATAAGTTGACTGTCTGGTGTATAGAGCCTCAGACAGATCAGATATTTAAGAAGCCTGCGGACTGGCGGGTTAGTGTTATTATGATGTAGGAGGAGTCATGGCAAGAGGAAATGGTAAAGGTCTTGGGAGAAATACAGGTGGTTGTAGAAATGGAGGTCCGGGGTATGGACGAGGTGGTGGACGTGGTAATGGTCAAGGTAGAAAAGGGTAGGAGGTTGTCATGCCGGAATGGGCTCATCTAAGTCATAGGGAGATGTTGATCTTTACTGCTGGGCTGTTCACTATGTGGGGGCTCTTGTGGGTGTGGTCGAAGTGGATCGGTGATATTGTCAGGAGAGTATTTACTCTGTACAGAGGTTATTAGCTGGGGGTGTAATGGCAGGTTGGTTGACGACGGAACAGAAACTACTTCTCATGCCGAAGTTACTTAAGATTGTTAATAAGGCTGGAGACCTCATACCCCTACGGCCTAATTACTGTCAGCAGTACACACTTGAGAACGAGGGCGATAAGACGCAAATATTGAAGTATCGGCAGGGTGGATTGAGTACGATAAAGTTGGGGGATCAGTTCCTTGACTGTATAGTGCCGAATCCTAAGACGGGGCGGTCCAATATCACGGCTGTTATATTCAGTTATGATAACGAGAGTACACAGAGGTTGTTGGGGAAGGTCGAGACGATGTATGAGAATCTTCCAGACCCGAAGCCGTACATGGGAAGAGACAATACAAATTTGAAGACATTCCCTGAGTTGGGTAGTCGACTATACATTGGAACTGCTGGGGCTCGTGTGGCTGGACTGGGTGATACTGTTAATAGGGCGCACTTGAGCGAATTCGCCTACTGGTCTCCTACGAATGCGAGACGTATTAAGGAGGGGTTGGAGCAGGCTGTTCCCATGGGGGATAAGATAACGATAGAGAATACGGCCAACGGAGAGGGTGGGGAGTTCTACGACATGTGGCATGATCCTAACTGTCCATACAAGAAGATATTTCTCCCATGGTACTGGCATGAGGAGTATAGTCTAGGAAGGGATGATCCGAGGCTGGAGAACTTGCAGTACTTCACAATGAGGCCGGAAGATAAGGGTGAGTTGGAGTTCAGTCAGGAGGAGATCGAGTTGGTATCGGCCTTCGCGTTGACTGAGGATCAGATACGGTGGCGTCGTATGAAGGTCGCTGAGACGAAGGAGATGTTTCCTCAGTGGTACCCAGAGGACCCTGTGACGTGTTTCGTGGCGAGTGGGGGAAGTATATTCAGTGCGGATGTATTGAAGCATATGGCAAGATTCACATGTGAGCCTTTGAAGGCGGAGGACGGGTTGAAGAGGTGGGAGTTGCCTATGTTTGGCGAGAAGTACATTATTGGTGTTGATAGCGCTGATCCTGATCCGGCCAATCCGAAGACAGAGGGGGATTTCTGTGTGGCCGTTGTTGTGAGTTCTCGGTTTCGCCACGTAGCAACCCTTCGTGGTCAGTGGCCGCCTGTTGAGTTCGCGTACAGAGTTGCTAGACTGGCTGAGATGTACAACGGAGCCTACATAGTGCCGGAGAGGAATAGCATAGGTACTGCCGTCTGCGTGGCACTGGAGGAAGTTGAGAGATACCCGTACATATACAAGACGGGAGAACGTACGGGTTGGATAAGTAACAAGGCGACTAAGAGGCAGCTTGTGGGCGTGTTGGAGGATATTATTAATTCGTCCGTGTTGTACACGCGGGACAATGAGTTGCTTAGTGAGCTACGTATATTCAGGAAGATAGGAAACAAGTTCATGGCGAAGGAAGGTAGTCATGACGATTTGGTGATAGCGTTGGGGCTGTCTCTTCTCGGCATAGATGAGATACCAAGGGGGAGTATGAGTGTTGTTGGGAAGAAGAAAGCAAGTACGGGTTACGGTAGTAGGAGGAAGGCATGAATGAAAAACAAGTAGTGGATGCGGTCAGGTCATTGAAGGACTTCTGGATCAAGAGGACGCTTCGTATACAGGAGATGTATAGGTTGAGGAAGTTGACGGACGAGAACAAGGTCGAGGGGTATGAGAGTATAGTGGCGAATGACCCGAAGACGTTCTTCAACTTGGCCCAGTACATGATAAGTGCGTTGCCTGCCAAGCACAAACTCCCTATTAAGGCCGACAGTCCTGTCACTCAGGAGCAGAAGGGCAGGAGTGAAAGAGGTCTTATAAGCTCTTGGAAGAATCAGGACATTAAGATGTTTCGACAAGGACGACGGCCTTGGCGGTGGGAATTAGCGGACCACATACTTATCAGTGGGTGGTATGCTATATATGCGGGTGTCTTCGAGGACGGGGAAGGTAATCTCGACTTCGTGGCCGACATACTGAATCCCATGGGCGTGTATCAGGAGTTCGGTGAGGACGGGCTGCTCCAGTGTTCTATTGAGTACAAAAGGAGTATTACGACTGTTAAGAAGATGGTACAGAGTCGTATTGACGATGGGGATGAAGGATGGGTGATGCCTCCGTTTCTGGCTAATCACTCCGACAACATCTACGGCGGGGACATTACAATGGAGTCGTACTGGGTTGTAGAAGGCGGGAAAGTCAAGAACAGTATACTGGCAAATGGGACTACGTGTCTTGGTCTTACTGAGATACCGAATGTTGACCGCATACCTATTATTACAGGGCCAACTGGAGGTGAGGCGAGTTGGGGTGGTTGGGGTGATGGTGACGACGGTTGGAAAGCGAGGATAGGACAAAGTATTCTGGAGCCGAACGCTGAGATGTATAAGCATCAGAGTAAGATGTTGACGAAGTTGGCTAAGATAGTTGACAGACACGCGGAGCCTCCTATGGTCGATGAGAATGCTGCTGGTGATGCGCTTCTGGGTTCTGAGGACGTTGAGGACGGGAAGATTATACACAGGCGGACGGGCGATAAAGTGTACCCCGTGGAAACGAGGACTACGCCTGATCTGTACAATTATCAGGCCATGATAGAGCAGAAGGTACAACAGGGGTCTGTACCGTACACGCTGTATGGGGCTGTACCGCCTGCGCTAGACCTGTCCGGGTTTGCTATAGGTCTTCTTATGACAGCGGCCCAGAACATCGTAGGGCCTTACCATGTAGGTGTCACGAACGTCATGGGGGAGGTTGATCGTATATGGTTAGAGGGATTCAAGGCCAGTAAGAAAACTATACAGATATCGGGTAGGTCTCGACCGAGTGACTCTGGCAGTGTGTTCATTGAGGACTGGAGTTACGAGGATGTTCCTGATAGTCTGTATGTGGACGTGACTGTGCCGTTGGCGACTCCGAGTGACCTCCTTGAACGTGTGACTATTGCTAGACAGGCAAAACCTATGGGGGATCTGTTGGACGAGATAACGATACTTGAAGAGATTATTAATGTGGACGATCCTAAACTGGTCAAGGACAGACTAGATGCTCAGGCGTTCGCTCAGATGCCGGAAGTTCAAATGTTGAAGATGGTTGTTGAGGCCAAGAAGAAGGAAGCTCAGTTCCGTGAGGCTGACAACTCTGCATACGCAGATATCATGGCCGCCTTCGCCGAACGTGTCATGGCGACGCTGGGTGGTAAGGCTCCTCAAGGGCAGGCTCCCGCACCACGACCGGGTATACCGCCTCAAGTCGGTGGAACTGAGATGGCGCAAGGGGCTGTCACTGGAGAACAAATGGAGTTACTACAGAGAGGGGGTGGTAGCGTTGGGCCAGCGTAAAGCAACTGCGAGACAGACAAAGAGACGTAAGAAGAAGGCGATGAGGAGACGGAGAGGTAATAAAGGAAAGGGGTAGGTCATGGCGGATAAGGATGGTATAAAGACATTAGACTATTTGTTTAATAAGCAGGTGGGTAATTGGGGAGAAACTGAGTGGTTGGCCTATCAGGAAATGCTGTTTCGTTGTGATGCCTACGCACCTGCTGTGTTCAATAAGTATACACATCCTCTACGTCGAATGGGGGGGTTCTTCATTGTGCCTGAGGAGGACATTGGAAGAACTGCTCCGTTTACTGGTCAGCCTATACCGCCTGAATATGAAAGACTTGATGTACCTGTGACTGAGGCTAAGAAGAATTTTGAGGCTTGGGCGAAGGGGCCTATTGTTGATCCTGAGACTGATATGGCTGAATATATGCCCGGTGTCTTTGTTGACTTGAGTCGGTATGAAGTATCCCCTGTTGTTGGTATGGGGGAGTGGAGACAGAAGGCTACTCATCAGTTGTCTAATGCTATCAGTTGGAAGACTGTTCAGAGGTCTTTGAGTGATATGGCTATGCTGGCTGAAGAGGTTTATCAGGAGAGCGTTAATCCTGAGAGGACAGCTGAGGAACAGGCTGAAGCTCAGAAACTACACAACTCGTTGAATAATGTTGCAAGAGTACATAGACTTGTTGAGGGGACTGATATTCCGCTGGCTCGTGTCGGTGAGGCTATGGCTTCTGCCGGGGGCGTGTCGTTCAAGGATTACATTAACGGTGTTGGTCTTGAAGGGGATGACTTAGATAATTGGGAACAGGCAATGACAGACATAAAGGAAGCAAGAGATAAAGGCTGGGTGACTACGCCATTTGAAGAATTAATGCTTGCATATAGGTGGTATCAAGGCATTGAGGACGAGGACGAATACAATAGTGTTGTCAATAGCATTGGGTATTCGCTAGTCCTTCTCCAGCAGGGGGTTCCATTCGATGCCACGTCCGACGAGAACATTCTTATCAAGGACCTTATGGAAGTCATCATGGATGAGACACTTCCGTACAGAAACTCCCCTGAGATACAGGCGTACTTCACTGCGGGGACGGGCGATGATGTCGAACAAATGCTCCATATGCAGACTAGTGAGTGGTTGAGGAAGTATGTTGCTCAGGAGGGTATACAACAGGAAGGGCCTGCTCCTATAGTTGAATTCTATGATCCCGTGTTTGGGAAAGACGTTAATGAGATGACTAATGAGGAGAAAGATAAAGTCTTGTCTATAACGTTAATGTTGGCTGAGCGTATGTACGAGAGAATACTTGTTGCTGCTGGTGGAGATGTCACTGCTGTTGAGAGTATTGTAGCGAACGATTTGGGCAGTTACTTGCCGTCGTTCTGGGAAGAGTATGCTGGGGCTATTATGGAGTACACTGGGTCTACGCGGTATACGTTACCTACGTTGTCGCCGGAAGAACAGACTGTCATGAGGAAGCTACGGACTGACTTCCCTGAGATATTCCCTGACGACAAGACGGCTCTGAGGTATATGGCGCAGAATTATGATACTATGGAGGCAGAGGCCGGTGGTTTAGGGTACACAACGATGGCCGCGTACATGGAGTCAGAAGACTTCGCCTATACTCTTGGAGAAACAGCCCTTCGCCCGACAGACATTCCAGAGGGTATGTTAGCACGGGATATACGACTGGGTAGTGTAGAGAGATTTAGTCTTGGATATACTGTGAATTTGTCAGAGGAAATTCTTGATGTGTTGGATGAGTACGAACAGTTCGTCCGACAGAACGTGGAGAACCCGTACGACCCAGAGGAGTATAAGAAGTTCGTCATGGAGGAGGATGTTGAGAAGTATTTCCAAGATAAGATAGAGACTTTCCGCCCTGAAATGACTGAGGTTGAGGAAGCTATCAACAAGGCCATGTCTGGTATGCCTGCTAGTCAGTGGGCTACAGTGTTTGATGAATACCGTCGTGTTGGGAAAGAGTATTTCGCCGCTAAACGTATGGGGTATGCGGGTACTCTTGAGGGCTATATCATGGGGAAGGGTGTTGAGCCCAAGATGTATACAAATCTTATACTAGCTAACAGGGCTGTGCAATCTCTTGTCCGACAGTACACTGGGGCTGGGGAGTTTCTAAGACAGTATGGTGGGTCGGAGGCGTTTGAACTGTCTCCAGTCGAGGACATTGAGGAGCCTACGACATTCGATGAAATGTGGGCTATGGCTGATGTTGCTGCTAGAACAACCTCTGGACAACGTATTCATGAGCCGTTGAGACAGTATCATATGGGGATACTTAGACAGGATATTGAAGGAAGGACTAGCAGAGCTTATGAGTTGGCACAACGCGTTAGAACAGTATTTCCTCAGTACCTCACGCAGCAAGGGTTCTCATCTAGAGAGATAAGTGTGTTGTCTCCTTACATAACTGAGTTCCAACAGGAGTACTTGGGACGGGCTTTGGCAGCTGCCGGGGATGTTGCTATTGACTCCTTTACGGGGGAAATGTTGAGACGAGAACGCATACCTAGTCCTGAGGAGTATTTGAAAGGTATTAGTCGTGAGAGACTTACTGGGTTAATACCAAGACAAGTTGTAGGACAAGTATACAGGAGAGTGGAATAATGGCGAGTGGGAATTTATTCGATGATATCATACCGGAGGGTATGGGCAGTGGGAATGATCCTAAACCTGATTTGATACCGACTCAGGGGAATACTTCTATAACTCCCATGGCTTCAACACCTACAGAACAACCCCCGTCGTTCTCTATGAAGGGGTTGAAGCCTGTGGCTAACAGAAAGGCCACTCCGGTCAATATGGATTCTCCTATAGTACCTAAGGAAGAGTACAAAGTTAAGGGGACTTCTATGTGGGATAAGGTTTGGGGGACATTCATAGAGAGTCCGGGGAAGGCTATTGGAGAGGCTGTTGAAGCGTATGAGAGTTACGTACAGGACCCTGTATTTGGTTACTTCCTTGGTAATGATGAGACGAGGGCATTGCAGAAGAGGTTGAAGAATGAAGGCACGAATACGTGGCTGGCTTGGGGTGAAGCCTTCGACCAGTCCGAGCAGTTCAGCGAGGGGGAGAAGATGGCTCTCCTTATGCTGGGCGACCCCCTCAATGCTGTTGGTTGGGGTATACTTGGGAAGGTACCTAAGGCTGGGAGATTTCTCGGCAAGATAGATGACGCATTTAATTACTTCAGTGATGTTGTTGTGGACGGGTTGAAGTGGACTGCCAAGGCTCCCGTCGTAGGTGCGAGACGTGTTGTGGATAAGGCTGGTATGAGTAAATTTAGTCTTGTGCCTCCGTCAGTCACTCGTCATACACAGTCGTTTCGTGCTTACTATGATGGGCATGGAATAGTCAGAACAGCTGTGAATAATCAGGCTCGTGATAACAAGGCGTTTATATATGGAGGGAAGGAAAGGACTGCTTCCGTGCTGAAGACGCTGGCAGAGCATAAGAACTTCTCCAAGGCACCAACTGTCATACGCGACTTGAATGAACTCATCACTGTTGGTAGTCTACCCGTCATGGATACGATGAAGAAACATAATGCGTTGTTGACGGCCTCTGACATTACAGGACGGCGGGTAGAAGAGATTGTGGTTGACATATACGATGAGTTGTCCAAGAGGGCTTCTGGAGTCAGAGGCAATATGACTAACGAGCAGACGCAGGGGCGTATATACAATCTTCTTGGGGCTAACGACAACAAGTATGCTGGGAAGTACGCAAAGTCGTTGACAGAGAACACGATGAAGAGGCGTGAGACCTTCATGAATGAGGTTGTCAAGAGAGGATTGACACCTAAGCAGTTCGCCCATGAAGCAGGTCTGAGGTATGCAAATGCTATGGGGGATGTAGCCGTTGCCAAACGTATGAAGCATGTTCAGGGTGTGTGGGGGGATTTTCTTAATAGAGTCGACTGGGTTGAGAGTAACATTATGAGGAAAGCTCTTGACGACTTTTGGAGTAAGCCGTTTGCCCAATCGTATCTGTCGTTTGGCTTCTATGGTCCTATGAATATTGTTGAGGAAGGGTTCCGTTCGTTACTGTCTACTCGTCACGTTGGAGCCGCGACATCTGAGGAAGTTATTGAGAGGGTTGGGGATCTCCCAAACGTCAAGGAGTTCCTCGTCATTGGTGAGACACGGGCGACTATGCCTAGTGAGTTAGGTGTACACGCAGGTGATTTGTCTAAGCCGGGGGGTATTGAACTTCTCAAGGACGCTGTGGAGAACCGCGTCCGTATAGACGGGGCCGCCAGAGGGTTGTCTGATTCAGTTATTGAACGACGTGTTGAGAAGGCGTTGAGGGAGGTTGATGAGAAAGCCCCCGGACTCATAGAGTTGCCCGGTTTCAAGAGAGGAAAGGCCGAGTCTCTTAAAGGTCTCGGTGAGTCATTGAGAAAGGCGGCTGGGGGTAGGAATATACCGTACTTGGACAGAATGGGGAACTACCCCTTGTTCAGGTTCAAACCATTCAGTGATCCTCAGAGGGCTGGTAAGTTCATGTTGGAGCCGACTGGTTTCATTGGGGATGCTATGGGCCATGGGTCTATACTCATGAGTCAGTATACACAGAAGATAAAGAACAGTGCCTTCCTAAGACTGTATGATGATGCCTTGGAGGACTTGCTACTGCGTACTGAGGACGAGTTCTTGGCGGCTAGGAAACAATACGTCGGTGAATTGAACGGGGAGTTGACAGGACTGAAGGGCGATTCGATAATAACCGGGTCAGAAATATTTACCAAGGAGATGCAGAAGTTGAATGCAGGTCTCCGTCAGGTAGCCCTGACTCCAGAAGGCGATCTCATGGCTGTGTTCAACAGGACTGTGAATGCCCAAGGTATACAGAGACGGAGGTTCGAGGAGATACTTGGTAAGTATGGTGAGTTGTCCCACTTCCCAGAGTTCAAGGTGGAGTTGAGGAATCTATACGATGCAGGGGCTAGTTGGGATGACATGGCGAAGTGGGTAGAGACAGAGGGCATTGACACTATATACTCTAATATTGCTCGTCATCCTGCATACATGACGAAGAGGTTGGAGGAGTTCGGGGATATGTTTGTCAAGGCTGCCGACGACGCTGCGACACCTGAAGACCTTGTTGGTATGATGAGTAATTTCCATACGACTGTATACACGTCGGCCATGATGCCGAGTGAGGTCAGACGGGCTGTTGCTAGGCAGGCCAGTTACGTCGGTGACGAGAACATGGATGCTCTGTGGAGGATGACTGATGACTCATTGGATGAGTATGTATTCGCCATGGAGGAAGCCGTGGACAAGATGGCGACAGCCTTGGAGAGAGTTGGAGAAGCCCAAGGGGTTTCACATATTCGAGGCCCTGTAGATACTGCCCGTGCCATGGTAGAGAATACGAGGAAAGCGTGGGAAGAAGCCAATGCGTTTCGGCGTAGCCACTTCGCTCGTAAGAAAGACTTTACGTCTGATGCTTTCTGGTCTGAGTACAGGCAACGTATGGACGATATATGGATTAAACAGGGCAACGATCAGGCTGCACTGACGGGTGAGTTGGTTGGTAAACTCAGTCGATTGACTGGGGACCTTCGCAATCTTCCATCGCAAGCTCCTATACCCATGGGTGTCAGAGGGAGACCACGAAATATCAGTATGGAAGAGTTGTCTAAACGCATGGGGGGATCATCGAATGAACTCCGTAGGGCTCTAGTGGAGAACTTGGCTTTGTTGGACGAGGACAATTTCACACAGTACGTCATGACATACCTTAGAGAAACTGGGCAGATGAAGGGCGTGAATGAGAAAGTCATACGACGTATACATAAGCAGTTGTCTGGTGAACGCGGTGGTATGACTACTATAGCTGGGCCGAAGGAGATAGAAGCTGCCAACCTCGCCAGTGATCTCCGAGGGGTTTCTATTACGAATGTCTACAATGAGAAAGCCATTGAAGCTGCACGCCAACGTGTACAGAATATGCAGACATTTGTTGACAGTAAGAGGGCGGCTGATCCGAAGCTGTTTGAGAACTTGAAGGAAATGAGGACTCAAGCCGTCGATATAGCCAATAAGGAGTTGGAGAAGAACTTCGTCATGTACGATAACCCGACGGCCCTTAACTCCTTCATGCGGCACTTCTTCCCGTTCTGGACGTATGAGGCTAGTCGTCCTGAGTGGCTGGCTCGTATGAGTATACGTCACCCTTGGATACCGACGCAGACAGGGCGCTTTTACGACATGGACGAGGAACTAGGTATTAGTGGTGGGGGAACTGGTTATTTACAGATCGCCAAGGAGTTACAGATAATGCCGCTTAGGGGGACTATATTCGGTATGACGGCGACACTGACCAAACCCGATTACCCCGCTGTCATGAGTGGGCCTGTGTTCGAGGCCATAGATGACATGCAGAGGTATGGGTTTTATCTGGGCGCACCGGGGCAATCCGTCCTTGCTGTGACACGTATGCTTCAGGGGGGTCCAGCCGAGACAGGTAATATTATACCACCCCTGCACGAGACAGGGCTTAACATCCTCATAGCCGCTGGTAGTACACATGCCAGAGATTTACATGAGAAGTTGTTCCCCAACAAGTTCAGGGACTACAGTATAAACCAATGGTTAGAGGGTCATCATGGTATACGCCTGTTTGACCTTGAGGCCGAGTTGGAGGAGTTAAATGGTATAGACCTTGGGGATATATCTCCTGAAAAAGCCGCTGAGATAGAGACACGCAAGTCTGAGTTGAACAATATAAAAGACGACGCCTACAGACAGGTAGCTAAGTATGATATCATTGGCACTCAGACAGGTATGACTCGTATGCGGGATGAGGACAGAGTAGAGGCTGAGAACGCGAGGGCTAGTATGTGGGTGGATATTGTAGGCAGTCGTATAGGGAAGGACGAGGACTACTACAGGAACTTGCTGAAGTACGGCAACGATCCTTGGTCGATGCACTCCAACGAAATCACACCTGACATGTGGGCCATCATCAACGAAAGCTGGCCCATGAAGTACAAGGGTATTGCCAGTGAATTGAGGTCACAGGAACCTGAAGCCACAATAACCCGCCAACAGAACGAACTCCGTCGAAAGACAGACGAGTGGAAATCATGGAGATATAAGGCTTTGACATCGTTGTGGAAAGAGTTTGTCAGCAGTGGGCAATTATCCAATACTGTCTTGAGGGAGAAGATAGGCGACATCAACACTGAATACTTTGCTGAGATGGAGAGGTTATACGGCAAGAAGGAGATGGTTGACGGTAAGCTACAGTGGGCCATCGATCCTATTACTGGAGAGCCTATGTATGGTGAGTACGGATGGGTTGTCGAAGACGGTAAATATATACAAGGTATTCCTATAGGCTGGGATGATATGGTAGAGTACAATGAGATACTTGGGCGTGTTGGTCCTATGTCTCCCCCACATCCTCTACAGACGTACTTGGATACGTACTATAGTATTAACCCATCAGCTTATACATTACCGGATGGAAGTGTCGACTGGGATACAGTGTACTCCAAGAAGGACGAAATTGAAGAGGCTATACCGGACTACTGGAGGGAGTCTTGGGAGGAGATGAAGGGACGTTTTCTTCCTGAGCCTGAAAGACTTGCCATGGAAGCTCGTAATGGTGTACTACGACAATACTGGAATCTCTGGGGTGACATACTGAAGGCATACTCCCCGATGGACAGATCGCTGATATCCAAGGCGGATCATTCAAATGATCCAGAAGTACGCGACGCCCTCCAAGACTCTGATGTGTACAAGGACTTCAGGAAGAAGTTGCGTGAGGCTCGTGAGCTTATGAGGATAGCCAACCCCGAAGTCGATTACTACCTGTGGTTTTACGGGTATACCGAGAAAGGTGTCGGCGGTGAGGCTGTCCCCCTGTATTACAACGATGGTATACATAATTGGGGGAAGACACCGCCGGGGTATGGTGAGTATGAGACGTGGGCTCCTACATACGAGGACAGAGAACGTGAAGTCCTCCTCAGACGAGCCAAGGAACTCGGTGTTGAGGAATGGCTTAGGGCAGACGACGAAGGTGCTATACCACCGTATTGACAAATGTTTATGACAATGGTATAATAAGAATTTGAAATCAAAAACAGGAGGATTTATGTCAGAGGAAAACGGTGGGACCGCAGACCTAATTGGACAGGCTATGGAGGGAACTGTCTACCAGCACGCCAAAGATCAGCGCATGGTAGTATTCAATGAGACTGAATATGTTCCCAACGCAGACCTAATATCCATGAAGGAGTCTCTGACCCGACAAAGAGACGAAGCGTTGGCAGCGCAAAGTCAGAGCAAGGAGACGTTACAAGCCTTGGAATCGCAAGTCTCCGACTTTCAAAGTAAGTTGTCGTTGTCCGAGGGGTCACTGGACGACGCTCGTAAGCAAATACTTGCGACGCAGGACAACCTGAGTAAGAGGGATGCCGCTATGAAGAAAGCCATGGCCGACCTTGAAGTTCAGAAGATAGCCCTACAGGAACGGGAACTGACCATTGAAAGAACGCGAATAGCAAGAGAGTACGGGATAGATGAGGAAGTCCTGAAGGAGTTTAAGAACCCTAAGGATATGGAGATAATGGCCCTTAAGAAGACCAAGGAGATGAACCAAACACCTCCAGTCAAAATGCCTCCTTCACCTGTACCGGGCGGGAATGTGGGAAACATACCCGACCCCCTCACGGCAGCTAAGAACATAATCAGTATGTCGAAGCATGTCGGTGCTATACCTTCCAAGGTAACTTAATAGGAGGAAGATATGGCTAGTGCTGGTGGACATTGGGATAGCCTTGCTGAGTGTCAGAAACTTACTCAGAGTATGCTCATTCCCGGTGTCATAGAAGAGACCATTAAGAGGGGTAACATCCTCGAATACGCTCCTGTTGCTCAGGCTGCCAACAGCGGTAAGTCTATTAAATGGCTACGGGAGAATGCCACGACTGAGGACGACGTTGCGGATATAACTATTGGTGAACAGCTTAGTTGGACTGAGGGTGTCACGTACACTGAGGTCGAGACCGAGTTGAAGATCAGTTACCTCCAGCGCAAACTCGACAACTTCGTGGAGTCCATCTACGGCAACATCAACAACTACCAAGCCCAGAAGCTCAAAGAGATGCAGAAGGGTGTCATGTTGAAGTTGGGCGACAAGATGATATATGACGACATCACTTACGGTGGGGCCAAGCAGGTCGACGGTATACACGCACTCGCGGCTGAACAGAATGGCACCAACTTGGATATTGACGAGGGTGAGGGCGCTCTGTCCTTGCGTAACCTCCGAATTCTGTTGGATGCTATGCAGTACGGGTGCGATATGTTTTATGTCCCGTTTGAACTGGGCCGACGTATTGATGCGTCATACCAAGAGGCGGGTATCGCCAGTTATGTCGGCATGGGTCAGGTCAGCTTTGGCTGGACCGAGGCTGGCAAACGGATCACCTTCTTCGACAGTATTCCGATAGTACGGTCGGACTACTTGGTGGCTGAACAGGCCAATACTGGACAGGGTTCCGATGCACGGGCTAAGTATAGCTCCGGTACCCAGATGTACTCGATTTTCGGCATCAAGTTCGGTCAGGTCATGATGCAGCAGCCGGGTCTGTCGGTCGGCTTCGGTGGAACCAGCGGGTTCGG